TGAACACGGCAGCGGTCAACCAAACGGTCAAAAGTATTGTTCTCCAGGTTATGCAGCATCTTCTCAATACGGTTATTGCGAATAAACTCAATCCAGTGAGGATGCGTTTCACCGAATTTCTTATCGTAATAACGAGGAGGACGCATCTTTTTGCCGTTGATAACGACATAATCGTTAGCATAACACTCTTCACCATGCTCTTCAAGCCATTTTGCGCCTATGCCGGGACGATTGGATGCAAGCATAAACTCAGGCGTACGGCCTTTATAATGAGCAGCAGCATCTTTACCAGTCTGTTTTTTAACTATATAGCGAGCGACGTAGGCAGCAGAATCAAAACTAAACTCACCAATAAGATGCATACCATATTTCCATATCTTGGCAAAGCGAGCAGAAGTATAAGTGTTATAACCGTCTGTACGGAACCGAAAAATTTTGTCATCAAAATCAATATTAAACAAAATGTAATGATAATGGGGACGGCCATGAAGTTCACCGTATTCACCGCAGCCGAGAAAGCGAATACCGCTGCCATACTCACGACGAAGATTTTTCATGAAAGTCTGATGAAATTTCTTGCTTAAGCTTTTATCGCGTGGCAAATGATAATCATCAAAAGTGCAAGTAACGAAATAAGCAGAAGACGAAGAACGGGCTTCGTGAACAGCACGGACAGCCCACTGTCTACTATTTTCGAGACGACAACCGATGCATTGTTTACAAGAACAACGAATGAAACGACTATCACCAGCAAACTCAGGGTGATCGGCAAGGCTACCGAAAAAGCTATAATGCTGCTTTCCACTTTTCGTAATCGCTCCTTCGACTGGGTACATAAGAATAGGATTATAACAAACCATATTAATCACCTGTACCGATTGTATCAGGACTAAGTCAGAATGTCAAATCCTAAATCCACCTCGTCCTACTCTTTTAAAATTTCTACGACGAGATCTGGAGGTACGCCGGAAAAGACGGCGAGAACCTCGTTTAGACAAGCGACGCCGCTTCATTTAGCATCCCTCCAAGAACCGAAAAAACGGCTAGTTTTTTTAGAATCATTCTTATTAGCAACTGGCTCAACAAGCTGCGCAACATCGGTTTGAAAATCCGAGGCAACTTTTTTTGCAGTAACAGTATTCGAAGAAGCTCTACCTTTAAGAGCTTCAATTAGATCCACAACTTCCTGAATAAAGGGAACAACAACAGAAACAATAAAAGTCAGAATCATAGTAGTTTTGTTAGACATAAAATTTATCTCCTTCCAAAATAGCGACCTCCGAGGAAGCCTATAACATTTTTGACGGTGGAACCAACACCGCTAGCGACAGACCTAGGAGCACCTGTAAGACTTTCAAGATTTTTATAGAAATCACGTTCCATGCCTGCCATTTCAGTTTGGATATTATCAAAAGCAGCGGCAGAATTAGCACGATTAGCAGCAGCAATGTTGTTCAAAACGCCAGAACTAAGGTAAGAACCCTGAAGACGAAGGTTTTCAAGCTCCAAATTCATCTTTTCAAGCTCATAACCAAGACGTTTTTCATAAGTCTGCTCACGAAGATTCAAATCATTTGCAAGAATACCATTCTGAAGAACTGTACCATGGGTGCTCTGACGCACAGAATCGGCTTCTGCGACGTTTTTATCAATTTGAGATACTGCAAGATGTTCGGCATTCTTAGCCTGCCTTTCAGCGGCACTAGCGGCTTTAGCAGAGTTCATGGTAGAACCAATATCACTCATGCCTACAGAAGCAGCTGAAGCTCCAGATATAGAACCGCCTATGCCATTAGTTGCAGCAAGAATAGGATTAAGACCAGCTTTGCGCATATCTTCTGCAGCCCATTGATAACGATGTTGATAATTTTCAACGTTCCACTGGTTAGCTTGTGCTGCATTAGCAGAATTGTAATGATTCTGAACTGAAGATCCAAAAACAGAACCAACGATGCTGCCTAAAGTATTAGATAACCAAGACATAGCATCAGCTCCTTTAGAAGTGGTCTACGAGACCAGGGGTACCAAACATAGGCATAGGACGAACTGTGGTATACCTGAAGCCTACGTCAAGCAAGAACTCAGGCTCATCTTGAACAGCAATAATGCGCTTAATAGGCGGATTTTCCGTGATGAATTCTTCATTTAGAGTAGGAGCATTACCGAAGAACTGAGATAAGTGCCAGACGTCGAGATTACCACCAGTTACAGAGCTGCGGAATTTACCGGTGATCTGAGAGGGTTTATAACGATATTCGGCATAGCGTTCCTGATAACCGAAAACAGCAGTATCAGCTTCAGTACCTTGAGCATAGATCTCACGAAGCTCAATAGCCTGTTCACCAAGATGGGCGAATGTCGGCCAATAGAAGTCATAAACCGTAGAACGAAGCCACATCTTATTGACGCCTTGCTGATAGGTTAGATCGGCACGAGCACATACAAAGCCGAAAATATAACCATGTTCAACGAAAGATTTTGTGAACCCATGAAAGTTAGACGCAGTAACGCCGTAAGCGGAAAGGTTGCCTTGAGGAGTGGTAGTATCGGTTGCGGAAGTCTGAGCTATTGGATTGACGTTAACCATTTTGGTGAAGGAGCCGAGGAACTCAGGGCGCTGAAGACGAGCGTCCGGAGAAACCACGCCAAAGAAAGAGCGAAGCACTTCTGTATACCGACTACCACCACGAGCAAGACGTTCGTAGAACTTCTGCATTTGAAAAGCCGTACGAAGACCGTTGATAGTAATAGCAGAGACATCAGAAAGATCAGCAAGCAAGCCTGATTTTTTTTTATTGGAAGTAACAAAAGCAACTTGTGAAGAATCCCATTCGGAACCACTATCATTACGAAGCATCGCGCCAACATTACCAGTCATTGAAAGATAGCCAACTGCATTACCAGCGGCATTAGGAGCTAAACCAAGACGCTGGCCATCACCAAAAACGGGAGCATTACCAGTAAGGGATATATTAACGCCGGGTCCCTTCTGCGTCCAAGGAAGAGCGGAAGTGAAGTAATCATGACGCTTACCGCGAGGGGGGCAAGCAAAACCTTTTACTATATCGGTATCTGAAGAAAATACCCAAGAGGGCTGATCAGAAGCGCGGGAAGAATCCAATACTTCATTGGTATCGCCTTTCTGAATCTTGACGGATTTCTGGAGGTTTTCGTCTCTAAACCATTCATTCCAAATAAGATAAACACCACGAAATGGAAGAGCACTAATACCAGATAAACTACCAGACGTATTCACGGGCAGGCCGAAATAGTCCCAGAGCGAACCTACATAAACATTATTAGAGTTACCAGCAGCAGTAACAGTAGGGATGACATAATCAGTACTATCATCAGGGTCTTCCTGTTCAAAACAGAAATTCTGCCAGTGTTCCCAAACAAGGCGGTTTGGTACAAAAAAGAAAAACCAGTCCAGATAAATATTATCCATGATAGGCTTAACAGGAGTAGCCAAGCGAGCGAAGTAATTAACAGACATCCTAGTAGTATCGCCAGGCAGCACTTCGTCAACAAATACAGGGATAAGCCTGCCAGCATTAAAAGTTGTCTTATAGACGTGCGAGCGATCAAATTTAGTACGCCGCATATACATAGCAGGGGCATCGCTGAAGCGATGACCTCGAACTCTAATATTACGAGCCAAATTTTCACCTTCTTTGAAGTGTAAACCTAATAATTAACCTAAAGCAAATTATTATTAGGTTTTTAGATTATTTTTGCGTCACCTACGCCAGTTACATCAAGTAAGTAACTGGCTTCGGTGACGCCTATTTTTGTGTTTCTTCATTATTTTGTTCTAAAGTGTTACTTTTTTCTTGTGTACTTCCTGTACTAGTGAACGATTGATGTTCGACGGTAGATTCATTGCTACTATATAAACCTTCTCGTTGGAGATAATCGAGCGTTTCAGGATTGTTCAACTGGCTGATGAAATTCATAGGATCGTGATCGAATTTAGCTCGAACGTGAGCGGGTAAACTGTAGAATTCTTCACGAACTCCAGACACAAGCTCTAACGCTGTGCTGTAGTCACCGGGAAGCGTTGCATCTCCGAACTGAAGATAAGCATACTGCGAACTATCGCCGAGATCCAGAGTGGCTATACCTTTCTGACCATCTGCGTACTTATTGACGATATAGTTAATATCAGTCTCGTCTTTCTCGTCCTGTACGGTTAAAGACGGCATAGTAAATTCAATGCTGCAATGGTCATGCTCTTCTACGGGATCATAAGCTGTCTTAAATTTCATAGTTTCACCTCCTTTCGCAGGCGCCTAGACGCGGCGCGCGTGGCGTACAAAAAAAGGGCGATCTCTGTGAGATCGTCCTTTTTCTGATACGCTCTTTATTAGATTATCATTCAGTAAAATCATTGTCAATATGCTGCACATATTCTATGGCGCGACCAACCATGACAGGAATGTGGGACTCGTCACTATTCTCAACGTAATAGCGACCGTCGCTGTCACCAAGATTGCCAACATAATACAAAGTAAAATCTTCAGGATACTTTTTAATAAGCATTTTATCATCATTGACTATACCCTCAAAAGCTCGCAGAGCAAGCATATCATTGTGGTAAACCTGCGGAGGACTGAACTGTTCAGCCTTGGAATCATAAATGGAATAAAGTCTCAGCGGAACCATCTCCTTTTCTAAGTGCAACTAAATACCTGCGAATCATAAGATATAACGTAGCTGATATAACATAATAGTCATTATCAAGGCGAATAACTTTAGAATCATCAGGTTTAAGACGGTAAGCGGCATATTTACTTCCACGAAAAGAATAATAAAAAGGAATATTACGCTTACAACAGAAATTACTAACAGCTCTAAACTCACTAATAAGCATCACCTCATTTCCGACTTAATGATAACACAGTCACAATACCTTGTCAAGTTTTCTGCCAAGAAAATGCTTATACTTAGCTTCCTGAACACGGCAGCGGTCAACCAAACGGTCAAAAGTATTGTTCTCCAGGTTATGCA